AAAGGGTCATAACGGATGACGATGCAGACAAGCGACTACAAAGAGTGCTTGATAATACAACTTTATTGATAGGTCACAACCTACAATACGATCTTCAGTGGCTCTGGGAGTGCGGTTTTAAGTACGATGGAGAGATCTTTGATACTATGTTGGGTGCGTACATACTCCAGAGAGGACAGAAAGGCTCTGTTAGTCTTGAGAACTGTGCTGAGAGGTACAATCTTAACATGAAGAAGTCCGATACACTCAAAGATTACTTTAGAAGAGGGTTTCAGACAGACGAGATACCGCTAGACGAGTTGTCTGAGTACTTACGTCAAGACTTGGCAGTCACTAAGCATTTGTACTGGAGATTAATGGAAGAGTACGATAAAGATGAAGCCAAGTCTCTTGTTACAGTTCGTGATGTAACCAATAAAGTCTGTAAGTCTTTAACCAAGATGTACTTAAAAGGTATCGCTATAGATACAGATGCTTTGGCAGAGGTGAAGAAAGACTTTGTTCAAGAGCTAAACAATATTGAGGGTCGATTACAAGATCATGTTAAAAGACTGATGGGGGATACACCTATCAACCTCAACTCCCCCGAACAAGTTAGTCAAGTCATCTTCTCTAGGATTGTCAAGAATAAAAAAGAGTGGGCATTGGCTTTCGAGAATGTCATTGACAAGGATGACTTTCGTAAAACAGTCAAAGAAAACAGTAGCTTAATGGTGAAAACTAAAGCAAGTATATGTGATGCGTGTAATGGTAAGGGTAAAGTTTTCAAGACAAAGAAGGATGGGACACCCTTTCTCAAGCCAAATCGTTGCCCCGAATGTGACACCAGAGGGTACAAACTTGCCAAGTCAAACCAGATGGCAGGTCTTGGGTTCTTCCCTTTGTCAAAGGATTGGGTTAGTGCTAATGGTTTCTCAACAAGCAAGGGCAATCTGGAGACACTAATAAATATATCTAAGTCAAAGGGTATGTTAGATGCAGAGAACTTTCTGACGGATCTCAAGAGACAGAGTGCTATCTCAAGTTATCTTTCCTCTTTTGTCGAGGGCATTGAAGCGTATACAAAGCCAGACGGTAAGCTACATGTGTCTCTCACCCAGCATGTCACAGCCACTGGACGTTTCAGTGGACGCAATCCTAATATGCAGAATATGCCAAGAGGCGGTACGTTTCCAGTTAAGAAAGTGTTTGTATCACGTTGGAATAGCAAAGACTTTGGCATGAAGGGTAAGATACTTGAAGCTGACTTTGCCCAGTTAGAGTTTAGAGTTGCCGCATTTTTGTCGCAGGACAAAGTTGCAATGGAAGAAGTAAGCACAGGTTTTGACGTTCACTCGTACACCGCTAAGATTATATCTGATGCTGGACAGCCAACGACACGGCAAGATGCCAAGGCACACACCTTTGCTCCTTTGTACGGTGCTACTGGCTTTGGTAGGACAAAAGCTGAGGCAGAATACTATAAACATTTTATGGATAAGTACAGAGGTATAGCCAAATGGCACAAGCGTCTGGGGGATCAAGCACTCAATGACGGTTATGTTATGATACCATCGGGACGACAATACGCTTTCCCAGACGTAGAGCGTAGAGCCAGTGGTTCACCTACACACTTTACCATGATAAAGAATTATCCAGTGCAGGGATTTGCTACTGGGGACATCGTTCCCATAGTGCTTCTGGAGATAGACAAGAAGTTAGAGGATATGCAGTCTTGTCTTGTCAATACGGTGCATGACTCCGTTGTTATTGACGTACACCCTGCAGAAGAAGAGCAAGTTATCAAGGTCATAAAAGACGTTAATGATAACTTAATTAGTATCATAAAAAGTTATTATGATGTTACCATAAATGTGCCAATGGTGCTTGAAGCTAAGATAGGAAATAATTGGCTTGACACCAAGGACGTTATGTAGTATAGTCAACTGATTCGTTTTAAGGAGTTTAATATATATGGAAAACAATTTAGCTATTATCGGAACAAAAGAAAACCTAGCAGAAATCATGGGCATGTCTAACACTGTTCCATCATCTCGCTCTGCCCTTGCAGAGATCAAGCAGGTACACCAGAACATCATGGGTACTAAGGAAGTTGATGGAGAGAAGATGGAAGTGGCTGTGATAAAGGCAGGTTCTTATTCAGTTGTGTTTCCTGACGAGACTGTGTATTACAGTGATAAGATCACCATCCGAACCTTTATGCAAAGGTTTCAATGGGAGAGGTGGGATGACAACTTTACCAGACCTGACGGTGGCTCTGGAAGGATGCTCCGATCTGTGATGGGTAAGTCTCTCAGTGTAGACCTAAAAGATAACTATGGAGGTTTCAACTGCGGTAGACCTTCAGGTTATGTCAAGGACTTCTCGTCCTTGCCACAAGAAACGCAGGACATCATGAAAGGTACTAAGCGGTACAAGATCGTGTTTGGACTGTGTACACTTGACAACGCTAAGGATGCTAACGGTAAATCTGTTGATGTTAAAGAGTTCCCTTTCTTTATGCGTATTAAGAATAGAGATAGCTTCAAAGCTATGAATGATATTTTTAATGCGATACAACGGAAGAACCGACTTCCTATTCAGTACAATCTTAATTTGTCTAGCGAATTAAAGAGTATACCTAGTGGCGCGACATACGCTGTCATAAAGGCTTCTCTAGGTAGTGAAGTAGAGATTACTGCTGACGATCAAGAGACACTGAATAGCTTTGTTGAGTGGGTTGAATCTATGAACTCAATCACTCTTTCCAAGTGGGAAGAGAATAGAAGACCAGAGGAATTGTCTGAGGCAGACGAGGAGATTGTGTCTTCTATCGTTGAGATTGAGGACGAGTAGATGAACCATCCTGCAGAGTTGGCGATACACGAGTTCCTACAGAAAGTATCTCTTGGTAAAGCCAAGATGAACAAGGCTACCCTCCACCACATAGCCAAAGATGTAGAGGACGCTTTGTCTCGCCAATTCTCAGGGGATAAGCGCAAGTTTAAACTTCGTATGTCTAACATTGGACGTAAGAAGTGTCAGCTTTGGTTTGAGAAGAACCACCCTGAGAAGAGACAACCAGACTCACCCTACTTCCTTATAAACATGATCTTAGGTGATATAGTAGAAGCGGTATTCAAAGGACTGCTTAGAGCCTCTAAGGTTAAGTTTGAAGACAGTAAAAAGGTGACGTTAAAAACAAAGACTAAAGATATAGAGGGAAGTTATGACCTAGTTCTTAATGATAAAGTAGACGATGTAAAGTCTACATCTCCTTGGTCTTACGAAAACAAGTTCGTGGACTTTAATACATTAAAGAGTAAAGATAGTTTTGGTTATGTTGCACAGTTAGCAGGGTATGCTAAAGCTAGGGGAGTTAAAGCAGGTGGTTGGTGGGCAGTCAATAAAGCCAACGGAAACTTTAAGTATGTTGATGCAGATGATCTCAACATGAAGGAAGAGCTTGATAAAATAAACGACACTGTTTCTTATATAGAGAACGATGAACCGTTTGAGAGATGCTACGAACCCATAGAAGAAACATACTATGGAAAGTTGAGTGGTAACTTAAAGCTGGGTGTTGAGTGTAGTTTATGCTCTTTTAGAGATGCTTGCTGGACAGACCTTCAAGTGATGCCTTCTAAAGTTTCTAGATCTGCCAACCCACCCTTAATTAACTATGTAAAGGTTGCAAATGGCGAAACTGAAGTTAAAGAGCAAGTTCGAGTATGATGTAGCAAAATGGCTAAGGTCAGTAAAACAAAAGGTGAGGTATGAAGAAATCAGAATTAAATACGCTGTTGTTCGACACCGATACTATAAGCCTGACTTTATTCTTAACAATGGTATTATTATTGAAGCGAAAGGGTGGTTACGTCCAAGCGATAGAACGAAACATTTGTTAATCAAAGAGCAGTATCCTGACTTAGATATACGGTTTCTATTTCAAAATGCAAACAATCTTTTACGTAAAGGATCTAAGACTCGATACTGCGACTGGTGTGACAAACATGGCTTTCTCTACGCACATAAAGAAATACCAAAACAATGGTTGACAGAAAGAAAAAAGAGGATAAAACTATAGGATCATGAGAAAATATATTAAAAAAGATGACTATGCTCTAGTCGTTCAAGTTGATACGGATGATCGTGGTAGGGCAACTGGTGAAAGCACATTCAATCTGTTATATAGTGATGACAACAAGTGGGATAAAGTAACGCATGATGGTGTCATTGATATGTTGACAATTATGATGGAAGTTGTTAGAATGATGGAGATAGATCCTGAGTTCAGAGAAGTGATGGCTACCTTCTTGAAGAAGCACACACCAAGAGTTCCTAAGCTTGAGATCGTGGAGAATAATGACAATGTTATTAGATTAGATTGGAGCAATAAAGATGACAGACAAAATACATAATCCACCACATTACAACAAAGGCGGTATGGAGTGCATCGACTATATACGGCAACAGCTAGGAGAAAACTTTAAGTATTACTGTGAAGGCAATGTACACAAGTACATACATAGATATGGTTACAAAGGGCAACCGATTGAAGACTTAATGAAAGGTAAGCAGTATTTGGAGTGGCTTATAGAAGAGATAGACAAATGAAGTTTACGGTAAACATGACATTGATAGTAGACGAGGAAGAGAATATATTACCTGTGAACTACGACAATAAAGAAAGTGATGAACAATCATTAAAAGATATCTTGACAGATTATTTTTTTGATATAGATGGTATAAAATTAGAGGGAGTGAAAATTAAAAAACATGAATGATTATCAAAAGTTTATAGCTATATCTAGGTACGCTAGATGGATGGATGACGTAGGACGCAGAGAAACGTGGGAAGAAACAGTATCCCGATATGTAGATTACATAACAGAGAAAGTAAAAGGACAGCTACCTAAAACAGAAATGTTTGACGCTATACATAATTTAGAAGTTATGCCATCCATGAGAGCGTTGATGACAGCAGGGTCAGCTTTGGAAAGAGATAACACAGCAGGATACAACTGTAGCTATCTACCTATAGATGATCCAAAAGCTTTTGATGAAGCTATGTATATCTTGTTATGTGGCACTGGTGTTGGCTTCTCTGTAGAAAGACAGTATGTAAATCAGTTGCCTGAGATACCGCAGAGCATAGAAGATGTAGATACGATTATTGATGTGCAGGACAGCAAAGAAGGTTGGGCAAAAGCTCTGCGTAAACTAATAGGACATCTGTATATGGGTGAATCACCAAGCTGGGACACATCTAAGGTCAGACCTGCAGGGGCAAGACTAAAGGTATTTGGTGGTAGAGCAAGTGGTCCTGCACCTTTGATAGATCTTTTTAACTTTACTACATCCTTGTTTAAACACAATGCAGGACGTAAGCTGTCTAGTTATGATTGTCACAACTTAATGTGCAAGGTCGGAGAGGTTGTAGTGTCAGGCGGTGTTAGACGTTCTGCTATGATAAGCTTGTCTAATCTATCAGATGGACGCATGAGACACGCTAAGTCGGGACAGTGGTGGGAGACAGCACCACAGATGGCACTATCTAATAACTCTGTATGCTACACAGACAAGCCTGATGGAGAAACATTCTTACGAGAGTGGACATCTCTTGTTGAGTCAAAGTCAGGAGAGCGTGGTATATTTAATAGAATATCTGCAAAGGAACAAGCAAAGAAGTTTGGTAGAAGAAATGCTGATCATGAGTTTGGTACTAATCCTTGTAGTGAAATCATACTTAGACCCTATCAGTTCTGTAACTTAACAGAGGTTGTGATACGAGAAAAAGATAAGTTTGATGATCTAAAGAGAAAGGTAAGGCTTGCTACGATACTTGGCACAGCACAGTCCACTCTTACTAAGTTCCCATACCTCAGGAAGATATGGCAGAAGAACACAGAAGAAGAAAGACTCCTTGGTGTCAGTCTCACTGGTATTATGGATAACGAACTAACTAGCGGAAGGAAACACGGACTTGATAAAACACTTGAAGAACTTAGGAAAGTTGCTGTGGAAACGAACAAAGAATGGTCAGCAATCTTTGCAATCCCACAAAGCACCGCCATCACTTGCGTCAAACCAAGTGGGACAGTATCACAGCTTGTTGACTCAAGCAGTGGTATCCACCCTCGTCATAGTAGTT